CAAGAACAGTCTTGACATAACGAGGAACGCGAACGAGACGTGCCCATGTCGCAGGATCAGCTTCGTTGAAAGCTGGAAGCGATGCGTTGAAGGCAGTGTCAGCGTTGAAGCGAGCAGCGTTGATGTCATAACCGAAGGCGTAGTCACCGATGATGCGGTTGATGCCGAGTTTCAGACGAGTGAGACGCTCATCGAAGTCGGTGTTTGCATCCCAGTAACCATTGTTGCGCTTGGCTTGGAAGTAAAGCGCACGGCCAACTTGAGGATCAGGGATAACGATGTCGAGAAGCGGTTGACCAGTCGCGTCTTGGAGATCAAGGCGGAAAGCGTCATCTTCGTCTTGGAGATCAACGAGGGCATCGTCGAGCATATCAAGCGAGAGATAAGCAATCTTGTTGAGGTCAGCGGGAGCGAGCTTAACGCGAATCGCGCAAAGGTCGTAACCAGCTTCGTTGTTGATGGTGTGTTCGGGAACAAACCATGCTTGGTCATCGACCAAACCGCAGTAGGTTCCGTCTTCAGTCGTAATGCCCATCCACTTGTGGCCAGAACCACCGATGTAGTTAGAGCGAAGGAACTCTTCGTGGACGTTCTTGGTGATGCGAGCGTTCGACTCTTCGAACTGGAGGATCTCCTCAGCAGGGAAGAGGCGATAGAGAAGGCTCTCAACGCAAATCCAGTCAGTGGTCATCTCTTTACGGAGAAGCTCGAAAGTGTAGCTCTCAGTGCCGGGACGCTGAATGACTTCGGGTTTGCTGTCGCAAGAATCAGTCTCGCAGTAGGTGTCGGTGATCGCACGGAAAGGAGTGCAAGGATCGTGGAAGCCACGACCAAAGCGGAACGCTTTCTGTTCGGTTGTGTGGTTGAGGGGCCATGATTGCTCCTCGAAGCGGGTGAAATATGCGGAGTTTGTGACGAGCTTTTTCACATAGAGGTCGTTGAAATACTCGCGGCCCTCGCGGAAGAAACTGTCAATCTCAGCACACGAATTGAAGTATAGTTGATCTGACATTTTATTTTAGTTGGTTTAGTTTTAGTTTTGCACCGCTAAACCATACCACAGAGGAATAGCAAGCGAGTGCTTGGTTTCCTCTGCTGGACTCAACCCAGAGTTTTATCTGTCCAGAAATCGTTTTTAATGCGAGATCGAAAACTCGCCAACCAGAGTGCGGTTGAATCCCTAATTTTATCGTAAACGATAATTTCGGCTATCTCTTGCGACGAACATTGCAATCACTTACTTACTATGTCAAGCGATTTTTTTAAAAAAAGTTTGGGGGAGGTAGACACACATAACTACCTCCCCCATCTATGACCAGACTTAGGAATGACGGGCTATACAGTCCTTGCTTGCGGCGAGAATCGTGCGATCTTTGCCGCCAGTCCCTCGCTAATACTCATTCTTGGCTTCTGGGAATCCGATGCGCTTGGCGAAGATGTAATGCGCGACGAACCTTTCAGTTGTGCGATATACTCATCTTTCTCCTTCACCATCTCTTGGTATGCTTTTAGTTGAGCCTGCATCTTTTGGTATGCGCGGCCTTGGTGGATCAAGCGGTTCATGTCTTCCACCGATGCTTGTTCGTTGCTCTGCTGAGTCGCAGCAAGTGCGATAGCCTCGTCACGGGAGATGTCAAACTTGATTCCCTTGTCCTTCATGTAGTCAGCAAGCGAATCTGGGATTTCAGTTGCCTTATCAATCTCCTGCTGAGTGTTCTTGTAGCTTTCACGCCACTGATTCAGATACTTGTTCCTTCCCTCTTGCTCTCGCTGTTTAGCGGTTTGAAGAATATTTTGCTTGGTTTCCTCAAAGTTGACAAGGGCACTGTGGTGATTTTGTGTGGCTTTGATGAAGCTATTGACTTGCTCTGCGAATTGATATTGTTTGAATTGCGAGAGTGAGTTTGTGATCTCTTCGAACGCTTGGTCACGATCTGCTTCCGCCGCCCTGCGATCCTCTTCGGACGTGGCATTGAAGATGGAGGCATTTGCATTGACAGCGCGGGAGAATGTTGAAAGAAGCGTTGGATCATTCGATAGCAACTGCCTCGCAGTATCGTAGGTATTTTTGATAGGATCGAGGTAATTCTTTTTGAAGTCAGGATTGCTCGTAATGTCATGGAAGTCCAGTTTACTCCGCAATTCTTTGATCTGCTCGGATAGTTGCTGCTCAACTTCCAGCTTCTCTTGGTTGGCTTTATTGAGTTGTTCTTGGTAGTGGTTGCTTTCTGCCGTAGATTTTGACTCGGCCACCAATCGCTCAAGTTCTTGGATTTTTGTTTCAAATTTTGGAACTTCTTCCTTCTTGTATTTCTCAAGCTCTTCCTTGAGCTTGCGGTTTTCCTCGATTTGCCGCTCAACAAATCCTTTTTTCTTTCCTGTTCGGTCAGATGTAATTTCAGATTCAGTAACTTCCGCTGGTTCTGCTGGCGGTTCTTCTTCATTGTATTTTGCTATTCCAAGGTTAGGATCTCCAACGTTGGTAGCACTAGGCTTACCATCGTCGGCTTGTTGTTTGCTGAACTTCTTGAGGAAGTCAGATGTATTGCCTTTAATCGGAATCTGAGGTTTGGATTTCAGCTCCGCGATTACTTCTGCTGTGTTGTCTGTGTCTGCCATAAATTAGATTTCGTCAAGGTCTGGATCAATCGAACTTTCTTTAGGTTCTTTATTTCTTGAAGAAGGTTTGTTTTTTTTGAACTCTCCTTGTTCTTCTGTTCCAATAGCATCAATAGTTTTGATTGCATGGATAAGTGTTGTTACTCCTTCTGGTGGGTTCACGTTAAGCAACAGATATGCCTGTAGCTTGTTCCAATCTTCGTGTGCTGTTATTGCCGCGCATAGGGATTTTACTTTTTCGGTTGTCATTGCATTGGTGTAATATTGTTTTCCATCTCAACTTCTTCAGTTCCTTCTGGAGTCTCAACCTCTTCGGCTTCTTCTTCCCCCATTTCTTCTGGCTCCTCTCCTTCCATCTCTGGAGCTTGCTTGCCTTGCATTGCTGCTTGCTTGGCCTTTTCCTTCTGAATTTCAGCGCGAGCCTTAGCCTTCTGAAGTGCGAGTTGAGTGATACCCTGTTCCTTGCGCTGCTCGGTGCGTTGAGCGTGACTGATAGAAGCCTTGCCAATTGATATGTCCGCAAGTTTCTTCTTGGTGTCGATTTCGATACCAGACTTGGCGGCGAGGTATTGCAGCTTGATGTCTTCCTCGGAGTTCGGCTGACCTTTCGCAGCTTCAGCTTGAGCCATCTCAACGTATACAGATTGTAGGTCGTCGGCCATTTTCTGCGCCTCGTTCATTCCCTGCATGAATTGTTTCAAGAAGTCCTGCTTGGATTGGTCTTTGCTGATATAATCAACGTGCGCCATGATGTGGCCGCCCTTGAACTTGATAGAGCGCATCGCCAAGGCTAGGTCGTCAATATTCGGCTGACCTTGTTGGACAGCTTGCATATTCATCTGCAACTGCATCACCAAATCTTGGAAGTGGCCTTGAGCGTGTTCGATATGCGGATCAGTTGGTAGCACTGGGAAGTTGGCTGGGTTCACGAACGCATCAGTCATACCAGCATTTTCAAACCCGATAATACGAGATGTATCATCAATCTTGCTGACTTTGGTATTTCGGTAGCGAGCTACGTTGTCTCGTCCAGATAGTGCCGCGATTGCATCCTTAACTGCGTTTTCTTGCCCTTCGTTGGCTGGAGTAATTGCTGTAATATTGAGTAGCTTCTCTGCTGTAATGAGCTTGAACGATGGGCTGCCAGCACCATTGATTAGGTTGGAACGGATGCTTGTAATGTTCTTCCATTGAGCAGCCTCTTTCGGAGTTCCAAGCTCTTCGAGAACTTCATAGAACTTCTTCACATACTCATATCCATCATCGCTGGATTTGGAGTTTACAAAGCGTTTGTAAAGCTGCTTAAAGTAAAGAGTCTGACACTCGTTGAATCGTCGTATCTGGGTTCCAGATAGCTTGGCTGATTCAGCTGCATCCAGCTCAGCTTCGCCTTTAGTGCGCTGCTTGCCCCCAGAAGTCGGAGCGTTGATGCGATACTGCCCCATTCCTCGATACATATCTCCCATGAAGAACTGCATGAATCCCATGCTTTCTGCTACTGGAAGCTGGAATCGGTTCTGAATAAACTTTGCCCCATCTGGCATCACGCTGATTGGCAACCATTCCATCTGCTTCAGCATCTTGGTTGCGTCTGGGCCTTGGCCCTCTATCATCAACATGGAGTTGAGGCGCACGGCATCTACCAACGAGTTCATCGTGAAATCATATTGGCGGCACGCAACGAAGGCGGATTCAGCTTGGGATTTAATATCTTGGAAGAGTCCGCTACCAACCGAATCGGTCAGCATATACATGATCTCATCCCATGAATTGAATAACCCAACCTTGAGCATCATAAACCCATGCTGACTTCTAATGTCATCTTCGCTGATCTTGCCTGCTCCTTTGATGTTGGAGTTGATGTAATCAGCAATCGGCTGATAGTCTTGAAGGATAATTGCCTTGCTGATCTTGCCGTCGAACTCCCTCCAGTATACTTCGTAGAGGTCGATCTTTTGATTTACGGAAAGTGACCAGTTGAATCCTGCCTCGCTGATTGTGCGGAAGAAGTCTTCGCGTGTCTTGCGGTGGTTGCTGAATGCGCGGTGGAAACGGATAGCGTCAATTGCTGCGTCAACATTCCAGCCCATTGCTTCTGCCGCTGCACGCTTTTCGATCTTCTTGTAAAGTTCGTATGGTGTCAAACGGACACGGCGGACAAACTCCTCAAGGTTGCAAAAGTCGATCCTAATGTCGTCTGGAAAGAGAAGGTCGGAGAGGAAGACGTGTTCGGGCATCCATCCCATTGGGCTGTCCCACATTCCAATCCCTTTTCCATACAGCAACATCTCCTCAAGGTCTTGCTCTGTATTGTAGAGGTATCCCGGCCATTCTCGGATCGCTTGGTCAAATGCAATGGAAATGTTTTCGGAATTAACAAGTCGTTCTTTTTCGTTTCCATACTTTGTCTTGATCGTGCAGCAAGCCTGACGCTCTGTAATTACATCGTAGTAACTTGCCTTTTGGTTATCAACGATGAATCCAAGCTGTCCGTAGTTCACATCAGATTGCCAAGGAAGACGCTTCTCTGCGAGCTTGCTGTAGCCAGTCGGCGGAAACATTTTATACGCTTTGTAAATTCGTAAACGCTTATTCTCGCGGCCTATATTAGCAAGGCGCAGATGGTTTGCGATGTTCCAAGCATGATTTGCGTTGGAGATTCGTGTTTCTGGTGGTTTGCCGTCTTGATCTAAAGTAGCAAGTGAGAAGTTGTCTTGGCCGATGGATAACATAATTTTTATCGTTTACGATAATGAGTTAAGAGCATTCCTTCTCCGATTGCAAGAAGAACATCCGCGAGCTTTATGCTCAAGTTTAGTTCCTAAAACCCTATCAGTAACTGCTGCTACCGTGTGGATCGCCTGTGCTATCGTATCTCCAAGTCCATCGCTATACCAGCAACGATCACTTGGCTGACGCTGGCAAATTTGATCCTCGACCATCTGTTCAATGTTAGCAGGAAGTTCGACTCCATTTGAGCGGTAATCTTTCTGGATGTTCTGCATTAACCCGCTCCATGTGCTTCCGTAAACAATAGCAGGGAACGTAAGATTATCACGCTTGATCTCATATTTCCAATACCAGCCGCCGACTGGCGCGAGATTTTTGTTTTTAAGTTTCATCTTGCCTTTAATCCGAAAATATATTTTCTTATTGATATGTCAAGAGTTTTTTCTTCAAGCAAAGGCATTCGGCGTTACGGAATGCAATTTTCAGAAAACATGGACGATCTTGGTATTGAGTTATACTGTTACGCTATAAGCCGAGGACAATATGGCAGAACTTATTGCGTTAGACATAACATAAATCTTTCTGATTTTAAATTACTTTCACCACACGAACACTTCTTAAATGCCGTCAAACTCCAATGGCCGACTGAAGTTTCTATTGTAAATCGCGGTTACACCAATACTCAATTATTGAGAACTCTTGAAGAACTCTGCAACAACACTGACATTTGTTTGGCTGGAGCCGCTTCAATGGGTAAGTCTTTCCCTGTAGGTCTTTGGATTTACCTTGATTGGTGCGCTGCACCACACTGCACTTCGTCTTGGGTGGCTACCACAACCTTGGGAGCGTCCGAAGATCGTATCTGGGGTATCATCTCAAAACTCTATAAATGCGCTCGCGTTCAAATAGGTAAACTAATCGACTACCGCCATATGATTGTTTGGGGTGGCGCATCCAACGATGAGGATAAAGATTATCGTAATGCGATAAAAGCCCTCGCGTTCCAATCGGGTAATGAAGGTCAAAAGGCTATTGATACTACTCGTGGTCGTAAGAATGATCGAGTTCGTCTTGCACTTGACGAGTTGCCAGAAATGGAACTTGGAGCAATTACTGCAAGAACCAACTTAGCAGCAAACAATGATAAAACATTCATAGGTATCGGCAACCCATCTGCTGGTGATAATCCTCACACTCGTTGGGCGATGCCTAAGGGCTGTTCTAACTTTGATTCAGTAAGTCCAGATATGGATAAGTGGGAGACTGGAACAGGCGTTTGCTTGTTCTACAATGGTATGCGTAGTCCTAACTTCGCTGCTCCTGCAAATGAACCCTCTCCATTCCCTTTCTTGATGGATCGGGAGAAACAACAAGAAATGCTCAAGTTGTGCTATGGAGACGAGAATGCCATTGACTATGTGCGTAACGCTATTGGTTGGTGGCCTAAGTCGGGATTCGCTCAGACTATTCTCACCGCTGATTTGATTCGTAATGCTGATACCAATGAAGAACCACTTTGGGATTCAGAAGGATTTACTAAGGTAGCCGGATTCGACACCGCATTTACCGTTGGCGGCGACCGATGCGTTCTGACAATAGCTAAGTTGGGATATGTTCGCGGGACTCGCAATCGTGTAATGTGGTTGGAAGATCAGAAGATTATCCAACTATCAGCCAACGCCGCTGCTGAGTTTGAAATCCAACTTGCTACTGAAGTTGTTGGGTTCTGTAGGACTGCTGGCGTTCAGCCTTCTAAATTCGGTATGGACGTGTCTGGTGATGGTGGACGAGTTGGACAAGCTATAATCCGTGAGTGGCTACGCTTTGACGCTGGAGGCGCGGCAATCGCCCTTATCTCATCAATGGGTAAGCCTACTGACCGAATCGCGGCAGAGGTTGATAAACGCCCGTGTAAGGATGTTTACGATAGGCTTGTCTCTGAATACTATTATAGCCTTTATCACGCATTCAAAAGTCGCGTTATTTTTGGCGTTGATCCAGCTTCTGATTTGGCGAGGGAGCTTTGCCTTCGCCGCTACACAATCAAGTCAAAAAAGATCGCAATTGAGACTAAAGATGAACTTAAAGGTAGAACAGGTTATTCTCCTGACTTGAGTGATAGTTTAGTTTATGCTTTAGAAATGGCGCGGCGTAATGGACTCGTTTTTATCGGAAACGATAAACCAGTTCCAACTAACCGATTCTGGGCGCGGGATGAAAAGCCAGTCGAATCATTTTCTGATGACGATGCTTACTCATCAGATGATAATGGAGATTGGTGAATACTGGGCCAAGGCGTTACTCTTGGTCATGGTTTTAGTGACGGCCCCATGTATTGCCGCTTGGTTGTTGATGCCACTCAAACAAGACTACTTTAAAGCTCGTAGTTAGCTGCATGACTCCATGCTTCCCAGTAAAGTAACTTGCAGGAACGGGTATGCATCCCCTTTTCAGATGTGGGCTTTCGGGAGTCTTGGGTCATAAATGACCGCCCATCCCACCGTCGTCAGTGTGCTTCTACGAGAGGCCGCTCCGGTCGTGTAGACCACCTGCCTGCAAAATTGTTTCAAAGATCAATCCAAAATTCCTGCAAGTTCCAAAGTATTTGCTACTTCTTCTGGAACTACAATACGAACTACTTTCTCTCCGTCAAGGTATCCAAGAGTTTCGTGCAGTCGGATGTCTTTTTTCTTCACCCAACATTGATTGAATTTCTGACGAAATAGAATCTTCTCTGGTGTATTGGTTACTTCAACTCCCTCGCAGATGATGCGGGATTCAAACGTATTACTTGTAGTCATAAATTAGATAGTTGTTTTCTCTTGCCCAAGCTGGATTGTCGTGGATTCGGGTATGACAAGTCCTGCATACCGCCATGAAAGTGGATGATACTGATAGGTTCTTTCCTCTTTTACTTTTGTGATGTATGTCCGTGGCTTGGCCGCCGCAGATTTCACACTTGCCTTGGATTTTTTCGAGGTAGTTTTTTCTGACTTCACTATATTCTTTGTTCTTAATCCTACGAGAATCTGATACTGCTTTTAACTTGCCTCCTCGTTTTTTGAACCCCGTTTTGGCTTTAAGTGGCGTTTTTCTTCGTAGCATCGAAAGTATTCAGTTAGTTCTTTTAAGCCTTTTGCAGCGTCAAGTGGATTGTCGTATTCTAATTTGACGGGGAAGGGCTTCCCTCGTTCGTGCATGGCAGTTGGTTTTCCTGCTGCGTAGGGGCTGACTTTGAGAACGTATAAGTTCTCTTCGGCTTCAATGAAGACGTGCATAGTTCGATTACCTTATCTACTTGTTCTTTTTTTAAAATACTTTTTGAATTTACTTCGATTTGGTTAATCAGCGATCCAGTAACACCGATCTTGTCACCAAGTTCACGGACAGTCAATTTCAATGCTCGCCGTGTATCACGGAGTTGGTTAGCGAAAGTCTTGCGTCCAAGAGAACGAATCGTGCGTGATTGCTCGTAAGCACTCATGCAGGTTTCATAGGCAGTTTCTAATGGATGTTTCATTTCAGAGAAAAAATAAACCAGAACTATTGACAAGTCAATACTTTTTTGTTACTATGGTTACTTATGGATAACACTAACAACATCAAAGACAACGCAGAAAAATTACTCGCTGGAGTAAGGCAAACTGTCATGGTTACGAATATGTCTTTAGCCGCCGCGCTGGAGACTCCGTTCATGGCTACCTACGAAAGCAATGAAGGGATTCTTGTAATGGCACTCAGAACCAACAACACCGCGATCATGGCCGTAGCTGCTTCTAACAGATATGCTATAATCAAATCAGACATCATCATTACAAAGGATGGTATCGGAGAACGCCGCTCTTACTTCCAATGCGAAACGCAAGAAGATGCCGATCAAATCTGGGATTTGCTCAACGAAAAAATGTATGAGTGGTCGAAAGGTGAAGTTGAGAAGGTTGAAATCGCACTGTAATTATCGTAACCGATAACCATTTTGTTGATGTCACCAAAATGGTGCTTGACATCGAACACAACCTATAGTAGTTTTCAGTCGTGCGAGAAATCGTGCCGTCTGCGTGAAGAACAGACGAAAATAGAAGTAATAAATTGAACTCACAAATATATCGCGGCTCCCTTACCGATTTTCTTCACCCGTCAGTTCGCCGGACTTCTGATCGGTAAGGGGGCGCGGCCCTATATAAAATGAAAAGAGAAGTATTGCGGAAAAGGAAAGGAAAGCGCGATGAGCTTTTTCCGCTCTTGTATCAACTCAATAATGGATTCGATGAATCATTCGCACGTTTTCTGTATCGAATGTTTCTATGCGTTTGCAAACCTGACTTCTTGGACTTCAAAAATGGTCGCTGGTACTTGGATGAGAAATACAAGTGCGACTATTTTCCAAAGCCAAAAAAGCCTCGAGTCAAAAAACTAAAACCTTTTAAACCAATAAAGGTCACTCCAATTATTCAATATCACAAAGCATAGAAAGGAACATGATGGAAATTACAACATACGAACGCTGCGATACGATGGCATCTGGATTACCGGAAGACTATCTTGTTGGATTAACGAAGCCGTCAGTTGATCGAATACTGAAAATGGACAATCCCGGAGATTGCTTGGCTCTTTACACTTTTTACTGCTATACGAGAAAGTGGCAGAGGAATAGTGCGGTATTCGCAACTTCGGAGTATGCAATGACAGGTCTTGGATGGGGAAGAGATAGGTTCTCTAATGCCAAGAAGCAACTTAAGGAAGCTGGATTCATTGATGATGTTTCTAGGAAGGGAGAAGATGGAAGGGTTTTGAAATGGTATGTCGAAGTCCGATTTGCACAATCAGCCACCCTAGCGAATTTCCACACTACGGAAAACCTACACTGTGGAAAACCCCCACACAAATACCTAGTAATGGTAAATGAAATACCTAGTAATGGTAATCAAATACAAAAGGAAAACTCGGCAATGGCCTCGCATTCCTCAGTTGAATCTACTCAACCAAATCTTTTCCCGACTTACCCAAATGAAGGTCACACTTCGGGTTCAGCTACCGCCGAACTGAAATCTGCCGATGGCAAAGGAACGACCCCCCCAGTTCCGCTCGCCCCCCCACGAACTAAAAAACCGCGAGCTACCAAACTTGTCGATGATGCTTTCATCGCTGAACTGAAACGCCTCAACCCCGATAAGGACGTGGATCGTGAAGCACAGAAAGCGCGGACTTGGATACTCGCTAACCCACCTCGTCCGTTCAGCCGCGCATTCCTTGCAAACTGGATCAACCGCGCAGCAGAAATCAAACCAGAACGATTCTCCAACTTTTAACCTACCATGAAAAAAGTCCCAATAGCACG